TATGTTAGTTAAAATTCATTTAGTAAAAATACTAGACATGAACACTGATGTAAGAACACTAATACAAGAAATAACTAATAACAGTCTTCAAACTTCGTATGTAGGTTCTGGTAGAATACCAAAAGACGAACAATTATCTGAGCCTGTCTTTAACAAAAAAAATAAAATAACACTATCTTTTAATACTTTACCAGAAACATTTTTAGCAAGGAGTAACAAATTTAAAGAACATGCAAAAATAGTCACGAGTTGGAAAAGAAAATTAACTCCAGGTTCAATATGGGAATTTGACTTATCTCATTATTTAGGAAACGGTATTCATTTAAATTACATGTATGACATGAAAAATAAAGAGCACCCATCAGGTTATATATTCTATATTGAATGTTTAGGTGATAGAAGAGCATCAGTTAAAAATGTTAAAACAGGTGATGTATTTGGTGGACATAGTCCATGTAAATTGTTAATTGAATTTGAAAAAGAAATATCATATATAGCTAATCAAAGTAGTGAAGACGATTTAACTGTAACTAAAATTTCTAAAAATAAAACAGACTTTGAAGATGATAGTGAATTTTTCGGTATATTTCATCCAGATAGAAAAACAAAATTTCATTTAAATTATAAACAACTAAATTTAGATAATAAAAACAATACAAATTCAGATTATGTATTAGAATATGATGCGTATAACTTTGCTACTAATGAAGTTAGAAATATATTAAAGGAGGTTAAAGAACAATTTGGAAAGCATGGATTAAATGAAGATGACGCTAATGAAGATGATATTAGATTAAATTTAAATAAAGAACCTTCTGAAAAAGAGGACTTAGATACAGATTCATTCGTTTATTTAAGAGGAACAAGTGAACCAAAAGAAGATAGTTAATAAAATAAGGAAAAAATATGAACATTCAAGAAAATAAATCATCTTTTTTTATATTAGAATTAGCAATAAATAATAACGAAAATACTAACTTTTATAGAGAACAACTAGAAAATAATGTTGATTTAATTTTAAGTGCAATGCAAGTATCTGATATATGTTATAAATTTGATAATAAAAATAAAAGTAATATTTTATATTTTTTTAAATCTAATAAAAGAAAACGAAAAGGAGAGTTAGCTAGATACTGTCAAAGATACTTACCTGAAGAACAACAATATAAAGTTGAAGGAATAAGAGCTCAAGATTTTGAAGAACAAGTAAATAGAATTAAAAAAAATAACAATTTCTTTATGAAGTCAGAACCAGAAATTATTCAAAAAAACAATGATTATAAAGGAAGTGATTTAATAAGATTTGAAAACCCTAAAGATTGGTATCCTTGGCAAAATCAAATTTATAACAGTATATTTGAAAAGGTTGAACAAGTTGATAGATTCAAAAAACCAGACCCTAGACATATTTTAAGTCTGGTAGATAAAAAAGGAAATACAGGAAAATCTTCTTTTTTTAAATGGTTATATTACAAATACCCTAAAAATATAGGTAGAATAGGCTACGGATCTGCGTCACAATTACGATCAAGTGTTGTGAACATTGGAAAAAAAGAATTATATATAATTGATTTATCAAGAAGTAAATCTAAAAATGATAGACAAGAAGATTTATTGTCTGTGTTAGAAGATTTAAAATCGGGACTTGTAACAAATGCAATGTATGGTAGTGGTAGAACACTATTAATGGAACCTCCACATATTATTGTATCTTCAAATTATAATTTAGATTACAACCTTCTAAGTGAAGATAGATGGGAAGTATATGAAATATCTAATAAAAAGTTAGTAAAAATTAATATAAACGAAAATAATAATTCTGTAGTAAAAAAAGTTTGAGGAGGGTTGTTAAAATCCCTAATAGCCTTTTCTTAATCCTCCGAATAACTTTAAATGGCTGTAAAATTATACTTCAAATAAGTATTCTAATAGGAGTTATTTATTGTTTTTATAAAATAGGAGGATATCAAAAAATAACTATAATTAAATCCTTGAAAAAATTTAAGAAAAGGTTTTTTAACAATTTAAAAAATAAAAAAAAAGTAAAATTACCTTTTAAAATAGAAGAATCACTAGATGACAATATGCCAATAAAAATTATCATTGATGATGAAAATTTTTATTACAGAAGAATTAAAAAATACGGAAGTATAATTTTATATTTATCTTCATGTATTATAAAAAAATTTAATAGAGATCCTCCTATTTTAGAAAACGATCTTGACAAATTGAAAGAAGATATTATACAAGAGTGTATAAAAAATAAGTGGTTTAAATAATTATTGACCTAACTGACCTAAAAAAGAGTTTTAAAATTATCTTAAACAATTAAAAGAAAATTCTTAAATTTTTGAAAAAAGTTTTAGGTCGCTTAGGACTAAAAGGTCTTAATAAATATTAATATTAAAGTAAAATGGCTAAATCAATAACAACAAATTTTATTACTGGTATAGGTAAACATACTTCAAAATCATTAGGTTCTGACATAGGAATCGATGAAGTTATGAAAGCATCTAAAAATGGTGTGTTGAACGAAGATGCATTTAAGAAAATTAATGATTTTACATCTAAGACAGAAATAGCTCTAAAGTTTATAAATTTTGCTGGTAAATTAACAGGATCATGGATAGATAACGGAAATAATTCACCAACACATAATCGTGAAAATAAAATACCATTATTGTGTGCAAATCAAAGATCAGAGAGCAAAAACAATGCAGATTATCTTGTAACAAAAGCTTATCTTGGTAAACCTACTGAAAAACATATAAAACGAATACAAAGTGGTCCTTTTATGGAAACAGTATCTAAAACAATTGCTTCTAGTGATTGTGATTATCAAGATCATGAAAAAAGAAAAAATCTTTGGATTGAATCTGGATTTAACGAAAAAGCTCATTGCTTTTTGATGGAAGATACATACTTTACTGTTAGAGAATATTTAAGAATGTATAAGACAGAAAAAAAATATAAGGAAGATTTAACATTTAATCACAAAGGAACGAAAGATATTTATGGTTGTGTGTTAAATACGCGACATGTTATAAAACTAAGAAGCAGAATTGAATTTTATAATATGTTAGTTAAAATTCATTTAGTAAAAATACTAGACATGAACACTGATGTAAGAACACTAATACAAGAAATAACTAATAACAGTCTTCAAACTTCGTATGTAGGTTCTG